CCTATGCAGGTAACAATATTAGATGAGTTAGAGAAAATATTATTTTATAATAAAATAGAATTAGATATATACTTTAAAACATTACAACCTCTTGAATTTACAGACCTAACTAATGCGATGACTGAATCAGAAATTGAAAAAGAAACAGGTATAAAAAAAGAGGATAAAGAGGTTATAGAGGATGAAACAATAAATATAGAAGAATAATGGCAAAAGCACTATTTATAAAACGGTCAGATTTAGTAAAAAACACAGCATTAAATTCAAATGTAGATACTGATAAATTTATACAATTTATACATTTAGCACAAGAGATACATGTGCAAAATTATGTAGGTACAGATTTATATGATAAAATAAGCGCAGATATAGTTGCAGGAAATTTAGCTGGTGACTATTTAATTTTAGTAAATGATTATATACAACCTATGTTAATACATTTTGCTATGGTAGAATATTTACCATTTGCTGCTTATAGTATTTCTAACGGTGGTGTATTTAAACATAATTCAGAAAATAGTGTAATTGCAAATAAAGAAGANATAGATTTCTTAATACAAAAGGAAAGAGATTTTGCCGAATATTATGCTCAAAGATTTATTGACTATATGACTTATAATGCTCCNACTAAATTTAATGAGTATTATAGTAATTCAAATCAAGATATTTATCCAGACAAAGATGCTATATTTAACGGATGGGTATTATAAAAAAGAACTACAAACCTAAGCAGGTTAACATAACAAAACTGTTAACTTATTTAAAAAGAAAAGATAATGGGAAACACTATAAATTGGAAAACAACAAATAAAATAAATCTTTTTAGTTAATTATGGCTTCACTCTCAGGTAATAAAATAAAAGATACTTATCAGTCCTTAATAAAGTTTTCTGATAATAGTAATATAACAACAGGAGCTAAAGTTCTAACAGATGGATTTGGCAATAGCTCTCCTTTATATGTTTCTACAACACAAATTGGTATTGGAGTAACACCTACAGTACAATTTCATGCCTCTGGAGACGGTAAGTTTGGTGGCAATTTAACAGTCATAGGAAACTTAGTTGTTGAAGGTAGCACAACTACAGTAGGTACAGATACTTTAACAGTAAAAGACCCACTTATTGTATTGGCAAACAACAATACATCAAGTGATGCTGTTGATATAGGTTTTTATGGAAAATACACTCCTTCAAGCACAACTTTATATTCTGGTATATTTAGAGATGCAGGAGATGATAAATTTAAACTATTTAAATCATTACAAGTTGAACCAACAACGGTAGTTGACACTGGCGGCACTGGATATGCTGCGGCAGATTTAGTGATTGGAAACTTACAAACTAACGGATTACTTGAAGAGTCAACTCAATTCAAACTAACTAAAGATATAAGAATATTTGATGCTATACCTGCAATTACACTACAAGATAGCGATGAAGCTGGTAGTGGAGCAGATGGTTCAATTTCATGGTTAGATAGCGCAGCAAGTCAAAGAGCTGTAATAAATTTAAGCACTAATGATTTAGGAATTACAAGTAAACATGGAGCAATTACATTTGGTACTAATTCTACACCAGCAGCAAGTATTGATGTAAGCCAAAACACATCATTTTTAGGTAATGTTAGTTTGGCAAATAATAAAAAAATACAGTTTGGAGGTTCTCAAGAATTAGAAATATACTATGATGGTAATAACAACTCATATATACAAACCTCTACTTCTGGCGAGGGAGACTTAACTATAAGAACGCAAGACGCAACAGGTGGCGGTTATAATTTATATTTAAATTCAACTAATGATATTTTTATGTTGGTTAACACCAATGAAAATGGAATAAGCGTTTTAGGAGAGGGTGCTGTTAAATTGTATTATGCTAATGTCGAAAAGTTAGCAACCACAAATACAGGAGTTAATATAACAGGAACTTTAGGAGTTTCATCGACTTTAACTGCTGCAGATATAAGTACAGGCAATATTTCAGCAGGTAATGGCATTTTTTCTGGCGGTATAACTGCAAATGGAACAAGTGTAACAAATACATTTAAATCTACTGTTTTAATCAATCGAGTTGGGCAAGTATCTTCTTTACTTATTGGTTCTAATTCTGTTGATGATGTTTTAATAGGTTTTCAGACTGATGGAAATAGTATGTCAATGGGTATTGATAGAAGTGATGGTAATGCCTTTAAAATTTCAGATTCTAATTCAAGCTTAGGAACTAATGATAGATTTAAAATAGATACTTCAGGAAACTCAACTTTTGCAGGAAATGTAACAATAGATAATGGCACAACCTCAATATTAACTATTGAAAAAGATGCTACAGGAAATGGTAAAATACAATTTAATGATGCAGGTTCACAAGCAGCTTATATATCATTAGATGCAGCAGAAGATATGACTTATTATGCAGCAGCTAATAATGACCAAGTATTTTATGCAGGTGCTGCGTTAAATGAAACAAAATCAGGAGCAAACTCAACTTTTGCAGGAAATGTAGGAATAGGAGTAACTGCTGATGCATCAGTTAGAACTTTTATCAAAGGTTCTGATGATAGTACTAATAATTATCAAATTCTTACAAGAAATTCAAGTGATGCAAATATTTTAGCAGTAAGAAATGATGGCAAAGTAGGAATTGGAACTACTACACTTGAGGGTAAATTAAGTATAGATTATACTGCTGCTGAACTACCTACATCAGGAACTACATCTAATTCTGCTATACAAGTAACAAGTAGTTTGGGTAACCAATTAAATTTAGGTTTAAATACAGCAAGTGGTGATTATGGAGGATATATTCAAGTAAGTGATAATAATTTAGCTGTACCATATCCTTTAAATTTACAACCAAATGGTGGAAATGTAGGAATCGGAATAACTTCGCCTACAGCTAAATTAGAAGTGGCTGGTAACATTAATGTTATTAATCCTAATCCTTATATATGGATTGGTGAGAGTGGTTCTGGAGGTGGTGGTGGTTTTATTGGTTGGAATGATGCAGGTGATTATTTATTTTTAGGTAATTCATATGGTTCGGCTTTTAATAAAAATATTGTTATAAATTCATCTGGAAACGTCGGAATAGGAAATCCTTCCCCTACATACCAACTTGATGTTTTAGGTACTGGGGATTTTGGTGGAGTTATACATACAAAAAACACAACTGCTAATGCATATCCAAGACTTGCAATACAATCAGATGTTAAAGGTTATCATATAGGAGTTGGAGGAACTGGTGCAGCAACTGGCTATAAAAACAATCTTTATTTTTATGATAATAATGCACAAATTCCTCGTATGGTTATAGACACTAACGGACTTGTAGGAATAGGAACGAATCTGCCTAGTTATAAATTAGATGTTGTAGGAAATGCTAGATTTTCTGGATTTCTTGAAATGGTAACTGGTGGTGGTGTTTATCAAGGGTCAAAATTTTATCTAGATGGAGGTGGAGATACTTTTTTAGAAAGTCCATCAAGTAATATAATGACATTTACTACAAATGCTGTAGAAAAAATGCGTATAGACAGTTCTGGACAAATAACAAATACAATGTCTGGCGGAAAAGTTCTTACAGATACAAATGGGTTTATAACAAGTTTTCAAACTTTAGATACTGCAACTGCTGGTGGTCGTTATATGGGTAAATCTAATCGTGGATTATTAGGTCAAATGCGAATTGAACAAACAGCTACAGGTGCAGATGGTGGTTATATATCTTTTGACACTTGTGCTTCTGGTTCTACATCAGCTATAACAAGAATGCAAATTACAAGTGGTGGGGATTTTTTAATCGGTGGTCAAGCTATACAAGCAATAAATTCAGTCACATTTGATAAAGGTAGTAATGGTTTTACAATCACTAATAACACCACAAGTGGAGCAGGGAATGGTTACGAATATCAAGTATTTAGAAGAAACTCATCACAGATAGGTTCTATTATTATGAGTGGAACTTCAGGGGTTCAATATCTAACATCTTCAGATTATAGATTAAAAGAAAATGTAGTTGAAATGACAGGTGCTTTAGATAGAGTAAGTCAATTAAAACCAAGTCGATTTAATTTTATAGCAGATGCAGACAAAACAGTAGATGGGTTTTTAGCTCACGAAGTACAAGAGATAGTGCCTGAAGCTATAAGTGGAGAAAAAGATGCAATGCAAGATGAGGAATATGAAGTAAGTCCTGCTGTTTATGAAGATGTTTTACACCCTGCAATAGAAGAAGAATTAGACGAAAATGGAAATGTTATAACAGAAGCCAAAGAGGAATGGACTGAAAACATATTAAAAACTGAAGCAGTTAAAGATACTAGACAAGTTCCATATTATCAAGGTATCGACCAGTCAAAATTAGTACCATTATTAGTAGGTGCAATACAAGAACTAAAAGCAGAAATTGATTTACTTAAGGGTAAATGTAAATGCAAATAATTTATATATTTGTAACTTAATAATAAATTTAATAATATGTCAAAAATTACACAAGAAGAATTAGAAACACTAAAAGAACAAGAAAAAAAGTTTGCTGGTATCAAACATGATATAGGAACTTTAGAAGTACAAAAACATAATTTGTTACATATGTTTGCTATATCACAAGAAGAAAGTAATAAGTCTAAGAAAGAGCTTGAAGAAAAATATGGTAAAGTAAACATAAATCTTGAAGACGGTTCTTATGAAGAAATAAAAGAAGAAACTAAATAATATTATGGATTTCGCAGATATGAAGATTTATACTTTAAACTCAATGGCTTTTCTAGTTACAATGACCGAAGTAGAAACTTGGTTAAAGATAATTCTTCTTGTCTGTA